CTGCTGTCGTAGGTTGCCTAATCTACATTCCTCAATTCTTAGCATCTGTACAAACTATGGATATCGTACCTCCATTCGCTGTAGGCTCTGCTGTTGGTCTTCGTGGCTTTATGAGTTACATCGTAGGCGCCAACCTTGGTACAACACTATTTGGTGTTTTAGCAGATAAATTCGGTTGGAATGCAGGTTTCTATCTCCTAATGGTAGCATGTATTCTTTGCGTTACATTCTGTGTACTTGCTCACTTTGGTGCAAAAGAATTAGATGCTAAAGAAGCAGAACTTGAACAACTCCAAACAGCTGAAGCTAACAGCTAACAACTAAATTCTAGAGCAAATAAAAAGGTAGTAACAAGAAATTGTTACTACCTTTTATTATTTAATAAGTTCGCCAAGAACCAAATTATGGGCCCTATGAATCTCATTTTCTTAATGGTATCCATTTTATCTAGAATGGGCTTAGGTATCTCTGCATCGCTTTCAAGAGACACATATTCCTTATCAACATAAACGCCTTTTGAATACTCAGTCGTATGGACCCCTTTCTCAACAATAAATGTATGAGTGCCATTAGCATCTTCATATTCTTCAAAACGAGCTACATCCGCAAAATCTATATCTATATCCCCTCTTGTACCTATAACCATCTGATAGCCACGATGTACTAAATTCATATCAGATGGCATCGCTTTACCACACAACTTTGTAAACTGATATGCACCATGTTTTTTATCCCATCGGATCCAAAATTCAGTATTATTCTTATGCTTAACCAGCTTATACTTACACCAAATTCTCCTACGAGTATCAATGTAGCGTATCTTGCCTAAGATCGTATATAACTCATTCCGAATTTGCAGCGTCTCGCCATAGTTAAATTTCATAAAATTTTCTCATACTAAAATCAATATATATTATTAATTACTATGATTGTACATATAATATGAAATTCTGCCTAGATGGATATAGCAAAAAAGGTAGCAACATATATGTTGCTACCTTTTATTGTTTTATAATCAACCTTGTTGGCAGAAATATATTATGTAGTTTTTATCAGGACTAACTGCAGCACCTAGAGAATATGGATGATTCCGACTTCCGCCAAAATCAAATACATACAGTACATAATTATCTGGTATCTCTATGGAATCTTCATTATATGACAATCTATGCAAATATTGTTTTTGAAGCTTTTGATTTTCCTTTTCAGTATAAATTGGATACACTTTATCTTTAGAATGCTTATTTTCATAATCCGGTTTAGGCTTTAATGCGTCTCGCGCATCTTCTATGCGTTTACGAGTTTCAAAATATCTCTTATACTTTGCACTATTGTCTTTATCTGCAATCTGTACCTTATTGAATTCTGCCAATACTTGATTTTCCAACTCATATATTTCATCTACAGATTTATCAATTGGATGGTCTTGTCGCTCTTGTATAAATTTACCCATCGGCACAGTTGTATTTTTTACAGTCAATATCGACCTTGGAATTAATGCATATAGAGAATCTGCATAAGCCATATTCGAATCGATATATCGTTTAACATACACATTGGATATATCAGCTTTTAAAACAACTACTTTAGAATTTGAAAGCGCTTCATCAATATATGGCTTTAATTGTTCCGATGTGCCTCCAAATCCAAATTGTACATAAGCTCTACCTTGTAAAAAGCCTGGATTACTATGCATATGAATGTTTTTGGCAAAACTTGGCATATTTTTTGGAAAGCCTGGAATCGTAGGCATCCTTTTATAATCTTTTGGATTATTGATAGGATACTGAATCAATTCTATCGGTTTAAAAAATTCTTCCAAAGATTCTTTAATTTCAGCTTTAGATCTAGCCGTAAATAGATCATGCCCTTTTCCCTTATTTTTATCTAAATATTCTCGAATTTCCCTTTCATTTGCTGCATCCCGATTAGCACGAGTTCGATAATCTTTAGTATTAACAGGATTAGTTAGCTTAATTTCCCCTTTACCATTCTTTTTCATATATGGGCTCACAATGCGTAAGGGTTTTTCTCGACCACCAATAAAATAGCCTTCATTACGTGTTGATTCAGTATTATAGTGTTTAATTTCTTTTAGTGCTGTTTCATCCTTATCATTATAAAGTGGATCAAACGTTTTATATTCACTTCCAAAATCAGGTTTTTCTGATATTTTTAATCGTTGAGAAGCGTACTCCTTCTCCATCCGCTCTAATATAATTTCATCGCCCATTGAAAGTGCCTTCGTATCTATCGATTTATCTTTTATAACAGCTTTAAAAGCCCCAGGAATAATCTCAACAAACTCTAATTTCACAGGAGCTTTAGTTTGTACAGGCTGATTTGACTTTGCATTATTTTTCAGTTCAGCACTGGTATTGGGGTTTATCTCATCCACTGTTGCCGCTAAACTAAACTGACTAGATAATGCTAGTGAAAGCATCATCAGCACAAAACATTTCTTATTCATTTCTCTCTCCTATATACATCTACAACTTTTAATGTTATAGCAAAAAGGACCTACAGTAATCTGTAGGTCCTTATATATTTGGTGCGGATTGAGGGTTTATAATCAATACTCCGCACCACTACTATATTATTCAAGTTCTACATTTCAAAAAGGGGCAAATAAGGGGCAAGCATTATTTTCTTCTATTGAATACGGCTATTAACCACTTTTTCTAAGTCCCCTGTACCATCAAATATATTGAACCCTATTTCACGGATTAGTTTCATTTGATATTTGTGTTCTTCTCTTGTACGTTTAAACTCTGTTAAATGTTTTACCATACCTCTCATTAGAGATATGTTTGTTTCCATTTCTTCTATGTACTCTTTAACACTATCATAATCAATGCCTATTTTTTCTTCAATCGCTACTACAGACTTAACTGTTGCTACAGGTTGTCTATTAAAATATTTAGCAATTTCTAAATTAATAGGATCTACATTATTGTACATAATACAAGTTAGTTTGTATGCCGTAGATTCTGTGAATACAATTAATTTAGAAATAGCACTATGCATAGGAATATTGTTTTCATTCTTATAGGCAGTTACTTCTTCCTTTTCCAATAGTTGATATGGCAAGCCTTTATCTTTTAAATGCCATAGAATACTTGTTCTATTTCTTTTAACTATTTCTGCAAAATCACCAATGGTTATAACAGGTACACCTTTATATGTCTTACAATTTAGTTCGTTTGTATTTACAGGCTCTTCTAAATAGCCTTGTTTTAATGTTTCTTCCATTTCGTTGAAAGCTTCAATATATTTTAGCTTCCATTGTAATGCTTTCTTGCCTGTAAAGCCCATAGCAAGTAGTGAAAAACCATCACGGTTCATAAGGTATTCTTTATAATCTTTCCCACGATTTTGATATGTAGTTTCTTGGTAAAATTTGGTGGCGGAATTTTCCGCCGCCAAAATATTATGGATATTTTCTAAAACATCTTTGTGTTGTTTGCCAAAATGGTCTGCTATATCTTTACTAGATACTACGATTTGATTATTTTGAATAACTACTAATTGTTTCATGATTTTAGCTCCTTAGTCTTTAAAGGAACAATGCACTCATGATATAATATTTCATAGAGAACATTGTTCTCCGGTCAAATAGGGTAGTGAAACTTTCCACAGGTGCACTACTCTATTTTTTTATTTTATTATACATAGACCGTATGGACAATCTAACCGCATCAGAACGAGTTGTGTCATTAGCTTTTGCACATTCATCTAACATCATTAAAGTGTCTTTATCAACTCTTATGCGTAGCATTGTGTCTTTCGGATTATCCGTAGGTCTACCCATTTTTGCAGCACTCATTTCATCACCTCACTTTTGTTGCTACATTTATAATATAATTTATGTAGCTACATAAGTCAAATAAACTTTTCTTAAACTATCTTAATATAAAAATAAAGGAACTGCTTTAAAACAGTTCCTTCATTGTCTTTTATTCTAAACCTTTATTTGTTAAATTTTTCTGAAAAGCTTCTACCTTACTTAATATATCAAGCCATAAATCTTGATATTCTTCTTTGACATTTGCTACACATCTAGTAATAGATGCTCTATTAGTAATAGTCTGTTTATGTGTTCTTACAAAACTATCAGCATGTAAATTCATAAGTGGATAATCAGCAATCTGAATAGATACATCATATTCTATATCAATATTTTCCCTATGTGATACTCTCGAGATCGGCAATGTAACAAAGTCGGTATCATCCGCTTTGCCGATAACAAGTACAGGCCTTCTCTTAAAGTCATTTCTATGATTCTGATTATCATAATATGGAAAAGTTGCGATACAATACCAACCTATCATACTGCACCTTTTACAACTTCTGTTTCATCTGCATCTTCAAATTCATCATAATACATATCATAAACAGAATCATATGGTCTAACTTTTTTAGCATCTTCTCGAATATCTTCTATTTTTATAGGTCTTGAGCCATTTTCATTTTCTCCAATCCCTATTCTGGCCTGTTTCCATGAGTATTCTTTATGTGACAAGTCACTAAGTTTCCATGGTTCATAACCACCATATTGCTGAATTATATTATTAACTACATATTTAGCTTCATCAGAAATATCTTTATTATTTCTGATTGGTATATCTGTTCCTGTAAATGCATCTCTTACCGCTCTACTTACAGGTCCATATTTCCACCCCTCAAATGGCTCTTGAAACATAGCTTGTCCCGTAATAGCTAAATTCTCTCGTTGGGTGAAGTAAAGAAGTTTATGTAGTTTCATTTCATCTATCGAAGTTCCAGATATTTTCTTATATGTATCAACAATATATTTTGCTACATTTAATATTTTTTCCATACAATTCACTCCTTTCCATCTATATGTTTATTGTCTCATATTCAATTCATTTAATCTAGTCTATTTTAATATGTTCTTTACCATATAACCTTTCCATCCCTTGACGGGTTACAAGCCACATTTTCCCTGACTTTCTAAACTCGCCTTCTAAAAATCCATTCTTCACACGCCCTCTGCAGTTTTGTTTAAGAGCATCCGCAGTAACATTCCACCGATCTGCCGCTTCTTGTGTAGTCATAATATCATCTAGTTCAAATTTCAATTTTATCACCCTCTAACTAAACGTTTAATTGCTAGTATCAAAACAATAATAGTTACTATATTAATCAGCCATTCTAAATATTGCATAATTCACCTCGTTGATTTACAATGATGTTGAGAAGGTGGCGGGGCTTTCACCCGCCTGCTTTTTAGTCTTTGCTAACAAGTTTTAGTATTGCTAGTGCCAGTACCAGTGGCGTTAACGCATTTGCTAAACTTGTTAGCTCTTTTATTGTCTCCACTTTTATCACCTCCTTACATCTTTATTATACCCTATATCGTGTATATAAGCAAGTGTTTATTTTGATTTTTACAAACAAAAAATAGAGCCTACCAACGTAGATTTATTCTATGTTAGTAGGCTCTTTTATTTATAGTTGCGTGTATCCACCATTACACGCTATGGAGATGTATGGATCACTTCCTTAATGTTTGAACGCTACCCCTATAATTGCGCCACCACTTAACACTTGTGATACATTTCGTTGCATCCGCAAGCGTTTAATGGTTTTCTTGTCGTTCTCTATTTGCCCTTTCAATTCGGTCAAAGAGTTCTGCATTTCGTTTAAGGTAACTTCTTGCTTCATTGATTGAAGCTTGGCTTGCATCAATTCGTTTTCCAATTTGTTGATTGTATTGTGTGCTTCGGTCAACTCGGTCTTTTGCTTCATGACTAAGCTCTGAGCTTCGGTCAATGGAATACTGGATGCTTCGATTGAGCTCAAGGCTTTCTCGTTGTTTTTCTTGAGCTCGTTCCACTGCGTTAATGGTACGCTGATAGTCGCTTCCGTTTGGCTGGTAGAGGATATATCCTGCGCAAAGGATGAGGATGATGCCAATACAACCGATAATAATATAGCGGTAAGTAGGGTTATCAAATAATACTTTGATTTTGTCATACATTATACCCCTCCTGCGTAGTCAGTAATTCCCCTAGCGATAGCACGAACGATAGTGTCTAAATCATTAGTTAACATAGCATGGTCTTCTTCATTATCAATGAATGCCATTTCAACTAATACAGCTGTTGCATCTGTACCATTTAGCACCCAAAGGTCATCACGTTTTTTTACACCACGATCAACTGTATTAATGCTTTTGATGATTTGGCTTTGAATGTCGTTTGCTAGTCGTTGCCCATTAAAGGACTTATACAAAGTTTCTGTACCTCTAGCTTGCGTGTTAAAAGCATTGCAATGAAGTGATACAAAGATATCTGCACCCCAAGAATCAGATTCAGCACATACAAGGCCTAAATCATCATCTTGCAGGGTTCTAACTTCACATCCTGCAGTCTCTAAATACCGTGCCAATATTTTGCCCGCATCACGTGCTACATCGCACTCACGTGTGCCATACACAGGATTAACTGCACCACTGTCTAAATTAATATCGTGTCCGGGATTAATAAATACTTTCATCTTTTATCCTCCTTTTCTAATTGGTCTGGGATACCATTATTATTTCTATCTATCCAAAGTCCCAAGAACCCTACGATAGCCGTCAAAACACTTGGAATAAAGATATGATCAATAATATTGATACCAACATTAATCAGTTTATTCATATCATCTGTTACATAACCTTTAGCAAATGACATAATATATTCAGTCACTACCAATAAAATAGGCACTAGCATAATAAATACTAGCGCCCGTGTAGCGAATATTCCTGTAGGGTGGAAGTTGGCCACCCTAACAGATTGATATGATTTTTTAACTGTACTGATGAGATTTGGTGGTATGTTCATGCAACTCCTCCTTAATATCATCAACACGAGATTCAATGCTATCCACACGTGATGTTAATTTCACATGCTCGGTATATGCCTTTGTGCGTTGTTCACGAGATAACTTAATTTCTTCCTTTAGGT